TCTGTTAATCCTAACTGTGCTAGAAATGATTGAGCTTGTAAAGTAGCCTCATCTCCAAATATTGTAACCTTTTGTAACTCCCTAGCTTGTTCAGCTAAGTTAGCAAATGCTTCTGCATTGTTTCCTAGTGCAGTTCTTAACGATGTTTCTGCTTTTATCTGTTCGTCAAATGCTTTAACACTTGCAGCTCCAAAAGCTAAAATAGGTAAAGTAAGTCCAGTAGAAATAGTACGTCCTAAAGACTTCATATTATTACCAAACTTTTTCATTGACCTCATCGACTTCTTGAGGTTACTCTGAAACTGCTTATCGTTTAACGATAGTTTAATACTTAAAGTTTTCTCAGCCATTTTTCTTATTTAGCAATTCGTATTTCTTCTTAACATACTCAGCTCTCTTTCTTTGTTGTTCGATGTCTATTTCTTTCTTAGTCTTTTCCCACTCAAACTTAATAAGTTTATCTGGAGTTAAGGATTGGCCTTTCTTAGTATGTGGCTGTAAGTTACAACACGCCAACCAACGTACTCTCTCCCATTCAAACCTCTGCTCTAATTCAAACCTATCATTCCTACCCTTTTGAATACAAAAGAACTCGTGAAATGTTAGCTCCCAAAACTGACTAGGTAAAAGTCCTAGACCGTAAGCTACAGCCTCTAGACTATCCCAGTTTATTTCTTTGTCTTCGCCACTTTCTTTGTGGCTTTCACGTTTCCCTCATCTTCAAATTTAGCAGAAAACTGTGTAGAGAATACCTCTAATACTTTATTTAAAGCATCAAAGTCATCATCTAAAAGGTCTGCAACACCATCAACATTTAAAGAACATTCTTTTCCACTAACTCTAGCACCGTCTTGTAAACCAGCTAGAATTAATTGACAAGCATCATCTAAACTCATTCCCTCTCCTAGCTTGTCTAAATCTTGTAAACTTCTACCAGTTGCCTTAGTGAAGTTTCTTAGACTATTCATCCCAAATCTTACTGGGTAGTCTTTACCGTTTATTATTACTATTTCGTACATTTTGTTGGTTATTAGTTTTATTAGTTGGAGCAGAGCCGAAGCCCATACCCCAACCAACAAAAGGATTATACAGTTGTTACAGTTAATGCTCCAGTTCCCTCGATTGAACAAGAGTAAGTAGGTGCATCTTCAGTACCAGCAGAAATTTCTAGACTTGTAACAAATCCAGAGCCACTATAGTAATAGTCTCCAGTAGAAGTAGAAGATAAAGTGAATGTAAATGTTACAGCAGTTCTTGCTAACATTTGTGTAGTCAACTCATCTACTTCAGTATCAGCAGCACTCGCTGGATTAAAGTCCATAAGACCATCAGCACTAAGGCTGAAAGACTTTTGACCTCCAATGATGTCTCTGAAACCAGCAGAATCTTTGTTAGAGATGTCTATAGGGTCTACGTTAATACTTAAACTTACATTTTGCGAGTGCATTAGCTTCGCATCAGCTCCTCCATCCGAAGGACTTACTTTTAGGATTAAATCCGTTCCATTAAAAATTGCCATTTTCTTTTATTTAAAATTTATAACTAGTTATCTAAATCTTTTGAAGTTTCGTCTTCCTTAGATTTCTTCTTTGTTGGCTTTGCAATAGCGTCTTCATTAGCGAAATGATTACGCTCTTTTCTACCAACCTCATAAGTTTCGCCTTTGATGTACTCTACACCTCGAAACTCAATATCTTTTTTTAATTTAATCTTATACATATCTATCTATTTATGTTAAATCTGTAATCTTGTCTTATACCGTAAAAGCCTAAACTACCAGCACTATCATCGTATAGCTCGTCTTGAGACTCATAGAATATCTTGTCTACTACTACACCACTATAAGTGCCACTAACGTAGTCTAGAGCCGTTCTAACGTGTCCAGCGAGTGCTACCAAGTCAGCGTAGTTATTGTGGTACATACTTATCTGTACGGTTACATAGTCGTATTCACTTACACCGTTCTTAGTATTGTTAGGTATATCTGATACCATTTGATAAGTAATATAAGGCAATTTACTTTGTGTAGGAAAGTTATACCTAGATGGGAATATACGCTTATTGCCATCAGTAGTTACTAATGGACTTACATTGCCATCGTTTCCTAATATATTATATACAACTTTACCTATCTCCATTACTTCATTCTTTTATCAATGAGCTTTTTTACTTGGTTTATCACGTCATTTTGTGCTTGACTACCTTTATTCATTGCAGCCTTATCTAACATTCTAAGTCCTGGAATACCTCTAAATCCATACTCTAAAAAGTAAAAGTAGAATCCAGTCTTTTTCATATCAGCATAAGCACCTTTAACTCTTGGTCCAATATATACTGCTGGTGGTCTACCTCTTCTGTTCTTACCGTTTATAACAGCTAGAGACTTTCTTAGCTGACCACTCTTCTTAGGTACTAAGTCTTTTAACTCTTGTAGTATAGGCTTAGATGCTTTTCGCATACCTTGTCTCAAGATAGTTTTATTCTTGCTTTCAGACATATTAAGACTCTCTAAGTCCTTAATCAAAGACTTAAGCTCTCTCTCATCTATTTTAGCTGATACTATCATTAGTAGTCAAAAGGATTTATACCGTTATCAATTAATACATTTACCCAGTCTAACTCGCTTGTGTACATATCTACGTCATCCCACTTAGTTTCTATACATTGGTAGGTTTCTAATGCACCCCAAGAAACTATCTCTCTTTTATCATTCCATACAATAAAGTAGCTCTTTACTTCTGGGTAGCATATTTCTGTCATTCTTAGTTTAGACATATCTTAGCTTGTTAGTTCTGTTAGTTCGCTATCACTCAAAGCCTCATTAAATACTGCTAGTGCTTTGCATTTTCCGTAGAAATCAATAAAACCATCTCCTCTGTCAAATTGTAAAGAATTAAGAGTGTTTGCTGAATAGGTACTTCCACTTGTGTCTATTGCTACTTCTGTTCCGTTAATCCATAATGCAAAATCATTAGCTTTATATTTCAAAGCTATTTTATTTGTGTTTGTAATTGTTTGGCTGCTACTTAAAGCAAATTGATTAACTCCACTTAATCTTCCAACTGCTGAAATATTACTACTACCTAACTCAATGTATATATTATTATTGTTAGTTCCATCAGATATGGAATATCTATAAGTTCCATCATCTGCTAGTGCTGCTATCTCTGCATATAACACACCCTCTGTTGAGTTTATTAAGTCAGCACTACCAGCACCAGTTGCAGTCTCTGTAGCTCTTGTCTCTGTACTTCCAGTTAGTGTTGGTATGTATGATGTAGCGTAGGATAGTTCTTCTAGTTGTGCACCCCAAACGTATACTCCGTTAGTTGTATTTGTATAATCTGTTGTTAAAGTACCATCTACTGAAGGAGTGGTAAATAAAATTTCACTTCCTGATGTATTGGTAGTAGCTATTATACACCTAAACCAACCATTACCATAATCTTCTATACTTGCTGTAGTTCCTGATGCTGTTGGTGATGTGCTAATAGTTCCGTTAGATAAATTAAATATTGCGTAATATCCACCTCCATAACTGCCAACGCCTAATACTAAATAATCATACTCGCCTTTTTTAGCAAAAATACTTGCAGTATATGGTGCTGATGCACTTGTAGATGCTCCTATATAAGAATTGTTAGGGTCTCTACTAACGTCATTAGCTATTATTTTAGTTGCATTATTTTCTCCACTTGGAGATGTAGCTGCGTTAGGTGTTCTTGTTATATATGAAGCAGCGAAATCTAAATTCCAACTACTATCATTAAAATCCTCACTATAAGTAATAAGATTAGTAGAAGTAGGCTCTAACAACCAATGCCCATTCTCTCCATTACTATCATAGTTTATTCTTGGAATGTTGTTGGTGTCTATTATTTCTTGGACTACTACGTTGCTTATTGAGCCTATAAAATTTTGAGAATATAATCTGAATTCAGTTTGAGATAATGATGTAAAATATGTTACATAACTACCAACACCATTAAATGTTTGAGTTACACCATAATAAACAGACTCTAACGCAATATTACCACTTGTGTAATCAACAATATCAAAAGATAATTTATATATTTTATTTGTTTGTAAAATTGTTTGTTTTAATTGTTGTCCATAATTAGAACCTATACTTGTAGCCTTACCATCTCCTATACTCCAACCAGTTCCTAAAGTCCACCTATCATTAGGGTCTACTTGTTGTACTGATACGTTGTCTATTTGAAATTCACCAATAGCATCATTACAAAATATTCTTATAGAACCATTATCTGCATTAGCAGTATAATAAACTTCATAATCTACAAATGAACTTGTAATGTTGTTGGTAAATATTACATAACCATTTTGTGTTAATCTTAAATTTGGGTCGCCACTTATATTTTTAGCTTTGAAAGAAATTTTGTAGGTTTTGCCATTTACAAAAGAAATATTTTGGCTTATATTTTCAGTGTGCCAATTACCGTTTTCTGTGTTGTTAGAATTTAAAGCACCATCTACAATAGTTGCATAATCGCCACCATTAACACTCCAATTATCTAAATTTGGAAAATCTCCATCTGTAACTAACTCACTACCTACCTCACTAAAGTCTCCGTTCTGTACTAAGTTACTTCCTAGAGTTCTACCTACCATCTCGACTAAGCCACTAGAATTAACTCTACTAGCAACTGATGCTCTAGAGAATACAAAGTCCTCGTACGGCTGCTCAATAGGTGCTACGTTGTACATAGTACCAGCCTTATACCCAGTAGGAGTTAAAATTATATTCGCTTTGTCTAGTAGTCCTGATGCCATTAGCTTATATCGTTTAGTTCTTGTAAAAATGCTTGACTATCTGTAGTGTTCTCTACTACTCCTCCAGCAGCTACTACTCTTGTATCTAGTACGCTAATATACTGAGCTGGTGTAGGGTCAAATATACCACCATCAACGATAGTCCAGTTGTCATCTTCTATTAATGATTGCTTAGAATAGAATGCACTAAATGTATATTGACTACCTCCAAAGTTTATA